CATGGAGGTGATGACGGTGTCGTCCGCGCCGCCGCCGGCGATGTCGGCGCTGATGCGGCGGCGAGGGATGGAGCCGTCAGGGGTTGCGTGATGGCCGCGCAGTCGCGCGTTGGCGATCCACTCCAGGGGGATGAGCTGGTCGGCATCTGCCTCGACGAACTGGCCGCGCACGCGCACGTTGAAGAATTGGGAGTTGGGCCCGTAGAGGCGTTCCCAGCGTGCGATGCGGTCCAGGTTGATGCCTTCGACGGTGCGGGAGTCGATGTTGGCGACGCCCCACAGCTCGCGGAACTTGGTGAAGCACTGGCGGAAGCGACCGGTTGCACGGGTCGGGTTGCCGAAGGCGAGCCACAGGATCTGGGTTTCGGCGTCGGTCATCGCACCTTCTGCGGTCTCCCAGACGGAGTCTGCGATGCCGGAGGCCTCGTCCATGCCGAGGAACAGCCGCCGGCCTTCGTTGTGCAGGCCCGCGAAGGCTTCGGTGTTGTGCTCGCTCCAGGGGACGGCGTCGATGCGCCATTCCTTCTGGTCGCCGGTGTGGTAGATCGCGGTCGCCGTGCAGGTGAACCAGTGGCGCGTGATGCAGAGGTTGTGCCACTTGGCGAGTTCCGGCCATGTCTTGGTGCGAAGCTGGGTGTCGGTGTTGGCGGTGATCACGCCGCGCGTTTTCTCGTGCGTGGAGAGGGCCCACAGGGCGAGCTGGGCCATGGCGGCGGACTTGCCGATGCCGTGGCCGGAGGCGACGGCTTCTTGGACGACCTTCCAGACGTTGTTCTTGCCGTTCTCGAGCAGCTTTTCGCGGATGCGCCGGCACAGGGCGATGAACCAGGCGCGAGGGCGCTTTTTGGCGAGCACGGTGCCGGGCACGCCCCACGGGAAGGCATACCACACGAAGCCTTCCGGGTCGAACTCGAAGGAAGCGATGTCCTCAGCGAGTTGCTGCTCGAGGGAGCGCCTCGCGACGGGCTGCGTCAATCAGTTCAGAGCCTCCAAGCCGCGGTGGCGGGCCCGTTGGCGCGCCGCTTCGAGGTCTTCGGGTCGAGTGAGCTCGATCTTGCCGGTGTGTTCGACCCGTGCCGACTCGCGCCACTTGTCGGGGCGGCGAGCTTTCAGGACGCCGAACACGGCGAGGATGTTGCCCGGCATTTTCTGCGTCGCCATGCGGAACAGGTGGTCTTCGAGGTGGTCGGTGTTGATTTCCATGGCCTGGCGGTAGCGGGCGGCGAAGTCGGCGTCGGACCGGATGTGGTTGAAGACGGTGACAGTGCTGACGCCGACGCGGTTGGCGCATTCGAGGACCGACAGGCCGGTGCAGTAGAGGTCGAGGAACTCGGATTTCTTTTCCGGGGTGAATGTGCCGGGTGTGGAGCGGCGGCCGCGGCGTGCGCGCGCGGAGGCGGGTGTGGGCGCGTTAGGCGGTTGGTCCTGTGTCATGGCTGGGGGATATACACAAGTGGGTGTGTGGATGCAATGCCTGTGGGTGGTTGATGGCGCGTTGGATGGTTGCTTGGTTGACGCCGAAGCGTTGAGCGAGTTGGCGTTGTGTTGGGCGTCTGCCGCATGATGGGCAAGGGGTGAGGTAGGCGAGGCGGATGGTTTTGAGGCGGTGGAGGTAGTGTGGTTTTGGGTATCGCATGGTTTTGGTGGCTGGGTATGCCTTACACCAGGGTATCGAAGTGTAAGGCAAGTGTAAGGGGTTCAATCACCGGTATTTATAGGGTTCTTACACTTATTACATTTATTACTCTATATATAGAGTATATAATTTATATAGGGGGTATATAGGGTGTATAGTAGGAAAATAAATAATATAAGGGGAAGGGCGTAAGTCCGTGTAAGGCGTAAGGAAGCGTAAGGCGCGGTTGGCGTGTCTGTTGGGCGCGTTGGGTTTTTTTCTGAGTTGGATGCCAGTTGTGCCATGCGCGGGATTGGCTGTATTTGATGCGTTCTTACACTCATTACGTTTCTTACACTGTGGTGTTAGTGTCGTCGCGCGACCGGATGGAGGGTGTTTTGCGCGGGAGTCGAGGTGGGGAGCAGGTGTAAGGAATTTTTGGTGCTGGGTGGGTCGTTGGCGGGTGTTGCGGGACGTCGATGACCGCCTAGTGGTCGCGTTTTGGCCTAGATGACCGCCTGGTGGTCGCGTTTTTGGCGGTGCTGCGTGCGAGATCGCGTCGTTGCGGCGTGAAATGACCGCCTAGTGGTCGCGCGCATGGTCGCAATGACCACGTGGTGGTCGCGTTGTGGCCGAAATGACCGCGTAGTGGTCGCGTTTATGACCGCGTGGTGGTCGCGCTTATGGTGGTGCTGGGTTCGAGGTCAGTTTTTGGGCCGCGAATGACCGCCTGGTGGTCGCGTGCATGGTCGAGATGACCGCGTGGTGGTCGCATGTAGGGCCGCAATGACCGCGTGGTGGTCGCGTGGCGGGCGCATGATGGGGGGTGTGTTATCCGCATAGCGGTCGCGGATGACGATAGCGTCACGTCATGCTTGACACGTCATTAGCGACGTGGAAGAGTGTCATCACTGGCTCGCGGTGAGCCACAGAGGAGAGGGACGATGACACCACAGAACGCTGTACAGCAGGTCGTCGCTGCGGCTGAAGCCCAGCGCATGGTGCGGCCATGAGTCTTGTCGACCCAGATCCGCAGCTTGCGCGCATTTTGGAGATCTACGACGCGGCGGAATATGGCGACATGGTGGTGCTGCGCAAGGCGGGGCAGCCGGCGATTGCGGTGCGGGTGGACGGCGACGATGACGCCATGGCGCTGGTGGATCGCATGGTCGCGGACGGCTGGAGCCGGGAGGAGTGTTATGAAATCGGGACGACGTGAGGTGACGCCATGAGCACACTTGACGAGGACACGGCGAAGATGCTCGAGGTTGTGGATCGTTATCCGGATACGGGGGCCGCCAGCGCCGCCAGCGCGGACGAACAGGATCAGCAGCCTGATACAGGCGCAGCCGACGCGGACACGGCAACAATGCGCGAGCTGCTGAATCGTTACGACGAGCTGCGCTGGGCGGTGTCAGAACTGCGCGACTGCGTCGAGCGGCTGCGCAAAGATGTCGATAAGCTGCGCTGGCTGGTGTTGCCATGAGTGATCGCGTTGGGAGGCTCATGCGATGACAAGCACTGTCACTGAGTCAGGTGGGCTGAATATCAATCGCAGTGCTGTTGAGCTGGGCGCGCTGGCGCTGCGCTGGGCGGAGGCGAACCAGGCGCTGCACGACTACCACATGCCGGCAGCGGCGCACGCGGAGCTGTGCATCATCGAGGCGATCAAGCAGGCGGAGTATGCCGGGCTGACGCTGTTGCAGGACGACCTGACCGCGGCGCTGACGCACGTGGATGGGTGCTGGAAGGCGCACTGTGCGAAGGAGGATGCGCTGGCGGCTGCGGAGAAGCGAGCGCGCGAAGACTTGATCGCGGCTGGAGTGAACCCGCTGAGTCAGGGGGATGTGGATCGGCTGTACGGGCTGCTGGATCGATCCGGGCTGACGATCGAGCAGTGGACGCTGGTCGAGACGGAGATGGAGCGGGAGCTGGGTGCGGACTACACGTGATGGGGGATTGAGACACGGTCGCCGAGAGAACCATGACTGGCGATCGAGACATATGATCGGAGAGAACCATGCATGCGGATCGAGACACGCGAAGTGAGAGAACCATAGTCGGAGATCGAGCCACGCGAAGTGAGAGAACCAGGCTCTCGGATCGAGACATTGTCGTTGAGAGAACCATTGACGAGGATCGAGACATGATTGACGAGAGAACCATCGTCTGGGATCGAGACACGCGATGCGAGAGAACCATACTCGCGGATCGAGACATTGTGTCGGAGAGAACCACTGTTGCTGATCGAGACACGTCCGAAGAGAGCACCACGGACATAGATCGAGACAGGCCGCATGAGAGAACCATTCCGGCGGATCGAGACACACTGCTGGAGAGAACCAACAGCATAGATCGAGACAGGAGTATCGAGGGCACCAAGCACGCGGATTGAGACAAGCATCGGGAGAGAACCAGTTGTTGGGATCGAGACATTTCTGTGGAGAGAACCAAGCGGTGAGATCGAGACATTAAGCTTGAGAGAACCATGCCAGAAGATCGAGACAAAAAGGCCGAGAGAACCATGACGGAAGATCGAGACACTTCGCCGGAGAGAACCAATGATGTGGATCGAGACAAGTGGCCAGAGTGAACCAGGCACTGTGATCGAGACATTCGGCGAGAGAGAACCACATTCGCGGATTGAGACAGGAAACGCGAGAGAACCAGGTGGGAAGATCGAGACACGCCCGCAGAGAGAACCAATGCCTTGGATCGAGACACGTGCCCGGAGAGAACCATGCGCCCGGATCGAGACAGACGCTGCGAGAGAACCGGAGGACGCGATCGAGACATATATGTGGAGAGAACCAGGATAGGGGATCGAGACAGGCCTCGCGAGAGAACCATCAGCGATGATCGACCCACGACCAGCGACAGCAACATCTGACACAACCGACGGATCAACCAAGGAGAAATCAATGGATACACTGGAACCGATTGCACGACTGACGAAGGACCTTGCGAACGCGGCGCGCACGTTGAGCGCCGGCGAGGCGCGCTTCCTGGTGGACGCGTACTACGCGATGCAGGAGAACCGCATCCGCACGCACGCGCAGGTGCGGGCGTTGACCGAATCCAATGAGCCGCACGACGTGCTCGCGTGGCTGGCGGCGCAGGACGAAGCGCTCGAAGGACAGATCAAGCGCGCGCTCGGCAAGTACGCCGAGTCGAAGCCGGTCGGCGAATGGGCCCTGAGCGTCAAGGGCATCGGCCCGGTGATCACCGCCGGCCTGCTGGCGCACATCGACATCACGAAGGCCCCGACGGTCGGGCACATCTGGCGCTTCGCCGGTCTCGACCCGACGGTGACGTGGGACAAGGGCCAGAAGCGGCCCTGGAACGCATCGCTCAAGACGCTCTGCTGGAAGATCGGCGAGTCGTTCGTGAAGGTGTGCAACGCCGAGGATGCGTTTTACGGGCACGTCTACGCGCAGCGCAAGGAGCTGGAGACGCGCCGCAACGAGGCGGGCGAGTACGCGGAGCAGGCCAAGGCGATGCTGGCGAAGAAGAAGTTCCGCAACGAGACGGACGCGAAGAAGCACTACGAGGCGGGCCGCCTGCCGCCCGCGCATATCCATGCGCGTGCCAAGCGGTATGCGGTGAAGCTGTTCCTGGCGCACTACCACGAGGTGGCGTACAAGGACCACTACAAGACGGAGCCGCCGCTGCCGTATGCGATTGCGCATCT